GAAGCATTAGAAGAACTTGTAAAAAAAGATTTTTTTATAGCAGGACACATACTAGATAGGACTATGTATGATGCGTATTATGAAGTACATCATCAGTGTTATGTACTTAATATGGCACATTTTAAGCGTTTACAAAGCCCTACAGTGGGGTTTAAGGAATTACACGCATCACACACCCAGACAGAACCTGCACGTAGCTTAGACAACATACACGACAACTATACACCTACATTTGTAATGCCAGGCACTCGCAAGGTACGATATGCAAATCGTTGCCATGGATGGAACTTGTTAAGACTAGCATTTGAAAATAACTTGCCTGTAATAGTGTTTGATGATAGTATTAGAAATAACAAGAAGCATTACTATCCAGAAAGCGAAAAAGATTATTATTGGAAAAAGGAAGCAATCGAATACAAAAGCTATTACTGTAAATACGAACACGTACATACAGAAAATACTGAATGGACAACAGGAATCACAGACAAGTACGAACAGTTAGTTTTACCTGCTAGTGGTACATTATATTTAGACTTAGTTGACAAAGGCAAAGTAATATTTTACGATTATAACGAAAAAGCATTAAAATATTGGCAAGAAAATTGTCCGCGAAAGGAAGGTATAGAATATGTTTTTGTTCATACAGATTTACTCAATGAATTATCTATTGTAAATTACTTAGATCCCAATTTAAAAACATTAGTAAATTTATCAAATATATTTTCTTACGAAGGCACTGTTGCACAAAATTCTTTAAAACACAGACTACTTGCGCAAGAAAATTTAGTTGCTAGATTAAATTTAAAAGTTAAGAATTTATACATAAACTTTACACAAAAAGCTGATGCAAAAATCTTAGATATTGCTAGTTGGCATTGATTTTGTAATGTGTGTGTCAGGTTGACAGTCGCAACAATCTTTAGGGCAAACAACAGGTTCTAGTTTATCAAACTTTACTCCGCAACTTCCACTAACATTTAGTCCAGCATCTATAGCAATACGTTCTAGTGGCATATTGCACTTCCAGCCTTTGAAGTAGTTTTGCTTGTTCATTATATGTGTATTTGCTGTTGCAGGAAATTGCTTGTCTCCGTAAAAGCCCAAACTTTCTATGTGTCTATATTCTGATATGTCTTTGCTCAGTGTAAAACGTTTGATAGGATCTTTTAAATAGGCTAACTGTTCTTTTGTGTAACTGTCAATATCTCTGCCAGGGCTGCTTACAACTTCCTTTGCTTGTACGTTCCAAGGCAATCTGCTGTTTAGCATTATGTTAACATAGTCTACACAACGGTTCCATTCTTGTGCATCCATAAGCATCATACCTAGAACTTCTGTGCCGCTTTCATATAGTGTGTCTGCAACTTCTACAAAGTGTGAAATGTCTACATCATGCACATGACAACTGAGTACTGCTTCGTCAATAAACTTTGCATTGTCTTTCCACCAACGTAGTGTTCTGCTGCCGTTGCTTACTAGACTTATTCGTACATTTGCTAGTTGCTTTACACGCTCGCAAAAATATTCTAGTTTGGGCCACAGCGTTGGCTCTCCACCTCCGGCAATAGTCAAATGATATTTTGCTTTGTTGTATTGTGCAAATAACTTTTCAAACTTGTCAAGAGCAACGTCTACATCACTATAACGATATTTGCCATCTGTGCTGCCTGGAAAGCAATAGGGACAATTAAAGTTACAAATGTCTGTGGGCCAGAATGTAATTTCTAGCTCATCGTAACTTCTTGTGTTTATTATCCGTGTTAGTTTCATAGCAGGTGTGCTAACTCTGGAAAAGTTTTTGCTGCACACAATCCTCTAATTGCATCCAGTTTGTTTACATATTCTTTAAAGCCCGGCAGCAAGTGTGAACTGTCACGACTATCCATATACTTTAACATACCTTCCCACTGTCTCCATCCTTTGGGATTATGTAGCCAAAAGTCATCATCCTGTGTGTAGTTTTCCCACAGCCATTGTTTTAGTTTTGCAAATCTATGATGCACTTCTAGTTTATCTTCCTCAGGCAACATGGTAATGTTTAAGAATGTAGGTATATGTACAAGGTGTGCATTTACTAATCCACCTCCCATTACGTTGCCGTCAATTAGTCCTATGTTTACTTTTTTAAATTTGCTGTTGACTTTCCACTTGACAAACTCTGGTATAGTTTTTATATTGATCACTTGTACTGCTGTTGCAATGCTTATGTGTATATTGTCAGGCGTGTCGTCTAATAATCTTAGTGTGCGTTCTACATCTGCAAACTTTGTAGGGAAGCGTATGTATTCATCACGTTCGTTGTAACTGTCAATTGAAATAGCAAACTTGACTTTCTTAAACTTGCTCCACAGTTTGATTAGTTCTTCGTCTACAAGTATACCGTTTGAATTGTAACGTAGCAATATGTTTTGCTCGTATCCTTGACGTACAATTTCTTCCAAAAACTTTTTATGTTCTGCAATCATAAGCGGCTCACCGCCAGCAAAGTAAACTTGCTTTAGGTTTGGAACTTGTGCATACAGCTCATCCCAGAACTTGCCTTTTTCATACCATTTGTTGTTGAACTCTTTTTTGTCCCAGCGCATCTGACGTTTTACATCTTCGTCTTGTAACACAGGAATAAGTTTTTGCCAATCTGCTACCCACTTTGAACTGTCATGCGGGCTGCACATTACGCACTTGATATTACAAGTGTGTCCTAGTCGCAAGTCTAAGTATTGTAGTTGCTCTGGAACGGTTCCGTCTTCTTGAGTCTGAGCAATAAGTTCTTCTACGTCAACGCCTTCATCGTTCATCCATGTAGCAGTTTCCCAGATGCGTTTGCTAACAATGCCTTGTGCTTCTTCTTCAAAGCATCCTTTACAACTAGCAGGTATTTCACCATTAAGCATAGTTGTGCGTACACTTTTCATATAGTCGCTGTTAAACGCTTCTAAGGGCGTTGTACGTGCGAAATTAGCGGGCTTTCCGTCCTCTGCTTTAACAAGTCCTACTTCGTGATCCTCGCCCGCACCACTGGCATTAGCAGTACAACAAAGTCGCATATCTCCGTTAGGACGAGTAGCAAGATGTATCCAAGGAAGCACACAGAAAGTACACGATGACTTAGATTCTAAATCACGCTGGAACTTTCCTAGTCGTGTATCCTCGCTGTCGTACCATTTCATTTCTTTTTGCCTATAATCATAAAACGTTCGTACTTAGGTGTATCCATACTACCTCTATAGAAGGGCTTTATGCCGCTCATTTTTGTAAAGTCATTTAAGTCAATTGAACAGCGTATGTGTTCTTCATGCTCAAAGTAATTATTACTTTGTAATACAATAACTGCATCATCGGGCTGATTGCTTAACCACTGGTTGTATTGTTCTTGTGTTATGTGTTCGCAACTGGTATTGATAGCAACATCTGCCATTGTTGTGTATGTTGTCATATCTGATGTTATTGCACTAAATCTTCCAAGCATCTCTTGACGCTTATTTACTGTGCGGGCTATTTCTTCGCACGTAGGATCAATATCTATGCTTGTAATATGTTCAATATTAATTTTGCTGTTGAATAATATGCTAGACAGTACACCGTTCCATCCTCCATATATTGCTATTGTTCTTTCTTTATGATATCGAGGTAAATTTTTTTCAAGTTCTTCAACAAGCCAAGTTTTACTGCGAACTTGTCCTTTCCAAAAACTTTCTAAGGTGCGATATCTATCTTCGCTGTTGCGAATTGCATCCATCCAAAACAGAACGTCTTCTATATCAACTTTCATATTTCACCTTAGGTAATTTACTATCTGCCGAACTAACACATGTAGGTGTTACACACTTGCGTGGTTCTTTGAATATTTCAAATCCTTCAGACAATGTGCCCAAAGGCTCTTCATGACAACTGTAACTGCGTTTAACTTCGTTTTCACGAATAACTATTCCTTGGTAACCTGCATTGCAAGTCCACCCTTGAAACTTGTTAAAGCCAAACGCATTAAAACGTTCTGCTTGATCTAATTCGTACTCTATTCCTTTGTCATCGTAGAGTGCGATTTGTGCGACTTTTTCGCCTTGCCACTGCTGTGGGAATCCTTCTTGCATGAGTCGAACTTGTTCATGTGTATAGCCTCCAACCACGCTTGTGGCGGTATCATTGGACTGGGGCTTGAGAGTGACATTAATACCTCTGGAGGCAAATCGTTCCAAACGGAAGTAAAGCTCTTCAAACCTTTCTGGAACCATAACTTGATTGATCGTAACATAAACTCCTCCATTCATAAGTTGCAGACATTTGTCTCCAAACTCTTGTTCACTAGCAAATTCATCGTGAAAACTTGCTGTTATACTTTTACGTTGCAAAGTGCTTGTTGCATCTAACCACCTATTCCACCATTTACTTCCTGGTGACAAATTTGTAGTCATATGTATACTTTGATACTCGGGTGCTGTATCACTACAGTAATGATCTATAATCTCCCCAAAGTATTTATAGGCTGTAGGCTCGCCGCCACTGAAACTGAAGTGGAAATCTGTGAAGTTATTTGCACGAGCCTGTGCTTTGATGCTATCAAGGGTGTTTAAGTAAATTTCTAAATCATGGTGGTCCGGGGTACTAGATCTAGCGTATGGCCAGCAATAAGAGCAGTTATAATTACAAAATCTAGCCAGGATCCAAGAAACTGTAAAAAGATGGCTCTTTAGGAGGGTTTTCTGCCCAAACTCAGTAATATTATGCCACGGAATATTTGTTGTTGTCGTCATATACTAGCTTACTACACTGTCTTGCACAAGTCATACATTTGTCTTTACCTTGCCAAAAATCCGGTAGCCTTTCAAATAAGTTACTATCAAAATGTAATACATTATCTTTACAATTAGGTATTCCTACTTTTCTTAAAATGTCTTTAGTATTTTCTACACTTAAATTTCTTAAATAATGTATAGGCAATTTTTCTTCGATAGGTTGTTCTAAATAATCGCCTCCTAGCCAACAACAAGGAAATATATCACCATAAGGGTCAACATATATTCCTTTATCAGTTATGCATTTAGGATCTATCTTACTTTGTTCTATTGCAGCATCTCTATAATCTTTATCTACTAAATTTATTAAACTTTTATTAGGTGTGCGTTTAAAACGTTCTGATTGTGCAGGTGAAATAGTGTATTCTACATTGCCGCTATTATCATGAACTTCATAAGAAGTCATTTCGTAAAAACGTGTGGTGCTAACAAAGTTTACTTTTTTTACTCCTAGTTCTAGAAGATATTTTTCAAGATCGTCTACATCATATTCATTATGTGCAAAAACTAAGCTGTCAACTCTTGCGTTTCCGCCAGCATTACAAAATGCTGTTAAGTTTTCAATAACTTTATCAAACTTTGTATTTTTACGATATAATTCATGTTTGCCTTTAAATCCGTCAACCGCAAACACAACTTCAATATTATATTGTGCAAGCTGTTTCCACCAAGCAGGATTTCGCATTCCTCCATTGGTGTGTATTCCTAGATGTGTAGTAGGATTACATTCTCTAACATAAGAATATATTTCTAAGCAATCTTGTGCAAAAGCAGGATCTCCATAATTACCACAACTATAAAAGTTATATAACTGTGCTAAAAAAGATTTAGGAAACCATTTTTTAAACTGGTCAATAGATATATCACCGTTACGTATAAACGGACGTGTGGCGCCGCCATGATAATTTCTAGCACACATCGGACACTGTGCTTGACACTTATCTGTAAGTTCTATGTGAACAGTTTTAATATCAGATACTAACTGCATCAAACTGCTCCTTTAGCCATTCAAAGTTATTAATTAAATTTAAGCTATCTGGTTTATAGCGATTATCATAACCGTAGTCACGACCACTCCGAGCACCGTGAATAGCATACTTTCCATACAATGTATCCTCTCCCATCTCGCACCAGGTGTTAAGTCTTTCTTCTGTTTCATTATCTACTTGTCCTCGTATTGTTTTACTTGATAATTTACAACATTCTCTAAAAGCACTTTTCCAAGTTGAAAATGCATCCGTGTCAAATGCTGTTACATTGCTTACACTATCCATCGCATTAAACTTAGGACTAATACTTGTTGTCATATCAGTCTTTGTTACATCCATATTAAGTGTTTCTTTTACTGGAAATAACTTTACGCCACCGTAACCGTATTCTAAATCATTTATTGGATTACGACTACGCCAAACAAACACTTGATCTCTTTGCCATTTCGGCACTTGATGATCAAAGTTAAAATCATTTAGTACTTGTGCATCACCGTCTACAACAAAAAACATATTTGTTGTACATAACTTTGCTGCTTCTATATGTGCTTGATGAATGCCTTTAACACCATGTATGCGTTTTGCTCTAGGAAAACGCTGTGTAAGCATAGTATAGTTATCATCTGCATTAGATTCGTTATAAGAAATGAATACTATATCATATGGTTTAGGCGTACTAACAGTTATATCAATTTCTTTTTTGTTTACAAAAAACCTGTAGTCAAATTCACGCTGTGCAAGTGTCTTATCTTTGTGTATTAAAAAAACACCGTCGTGGTACTTGCCGTTTTTAAATACATGTATGTTATCACGTTCGTAATAAGGTATATGATATTTGAAGTCCCATGTTGCATCTACATCACTAGG